TATTACCAAAGAAGCTAGTAACACCTGTTTCTTCTTGTTTTAATCTAGTAGCTTCCCTACCTGCTTCACTAGCAGCCATTGCAGCCCTGTGCTTTTCTCCTAGTTTTAAATCATCAAAGGGGTCATCTTGATTACGCCCTTGTATACTATCAGAGTAAGCTCTTAGTTTTACTGCTTTATCTATAGCATCTTTTGATTTTTTTGCCGCATCTCGCGTATCTTTTTGTTTTGCAGCTAAATATGCTGTAGCTGCTGCGTTTTTTGTTGTTCCTACTTTTGGTACTGTATAAACACCTGCAAACATAGAAGTATCTGGTAATACATTTTTAGTAGAACCATCTAAGAAACCTAAACCAATACTATCAAACACTGTTTGACCTTCTAAGTTTTTAGCTGCGTTAAATGATGCTTTATTTGCTGCTAATATTTCTGCTGTACTAACACCGCCCTCTATTAAATCTGAAGTACGTTCATAAACTTTTTTTGCTTGCTTTAAACTTTCTGTCTGCGATAACTTAGCTAAAGCAAAACCACCACCTGGTATTATACGATTACCTACAATTTGTAGTAAACCCATATCACTATTACTTAGTTGTCCTTCTTTACCTTCAACCATGCTATCATTGTAACTACTAAAGTCTTGTTTTGTCCAATTAGTAACTTCTTTATTTCTAAAGGTAGGATCAGTATCTCTGTACTGTGGTCTAGGGTCTTTAACTTCCCTTGTCTGCGCTGCTGGTGCTACCTCTTCAGTCTCACCTTCAGTGCTTACATCAACATAACTTTTTAGTGCTGTAAGAGGTCTACCATTAAAGAATGCTACCTTCTTTGTACGTCCTGTTACAGGGTCTTTAACTGTACGCATCTCAAAGCCAGTAAAGATAGAGCCTGTACCACCGTAGCCACCATAGCCGCCACCTACAGGTTTAGGTACTTCTTTGTTAGCTATCTCATCTGTTATTTCATCACCTTCAGCGTAGCCACGCACAGTGCCACCGTAAGCCATGCTTTGTACTTCATCTGTAGGCACGTCATCAACTTCAGCTACCTCAAGCTCATCATCTCTGAAGAATGACTCCTTACCTTCTTTAATGCGTTGCCACCCTTCAGCAGCAGTCTCTTGTAAATTATTAAAGAACTCTTCACCAAAGTAATTGACAGTTTGTGCGTTTATCATAAACTCACCAGCACTGGCGTTGATGGGTACATCATCACGTACTTCTTCTGGTGTAGAACCTAGCGGAGCAGTGTTACCACTTACAGGATCAACTTGCTCTTTGAGCATTAGTTCCATCTCCATTTGGGCGTTACCTTGGCCTTGGTCTTCCATTACTTCGCCACCTTCATTAAAAGAAAATATTTCAGGGTCTATCTTTTTTGCTTGTTTTGCTAATACTAAGTGTCCTACTTGTATAACTTCAGATGCTGAAACTACAGCTTCCCCTGTTTTTCTGTCATAGAAAAAACCCCTTCTTGTAGGATCATAACCTAGTTGAGTCCATTCATCACTATCAAAAACATCTTTAGCTAATTCAAAAGCTTCATCATCTGTTTTATTAACAAAAGAACCTGTCATCACAGCAAAGGGTGCTTTATTTCCACCTTCTGCTACTTTTCTAGCTTTTTTAAGTGCTCCTGATTCAGGTGTTATAAATGTTACATCTTTTAAAACTACAGATGGTTTGTATACTGTTTTTAACTCAGGGTGTGTTAAAGTAGGAACCCAAACATCATAATCTGTGTATGCATCTATATCAAGCCTAGCAGTAATTATATCACCTTCTGGTATAGATACATTAAGACCTACCATAGGTTTTTTTCTTTTACCTGCATTTAAAGCACTAACAGCTTCAACAAAAGACGCTGGTTTAGGTACTTCTGTAACTGTTCTAATTGGGCGTAACTCATCAGAACGTTTCCTGTATGTACTGGTAAAAACACGTCCTTCACCTACACCTTTAGCTAACTCTTGTAGTTCTTCATTTCTACCTTTTAACTTTTTTCTAAAATCATCAGAGGTTGCATTATCTTTACGCCACATATCTATAGCTTCATCAGACAGACCTGCAGCTTCTACTGTAGGTACACCTTCTTTGATAGAAGAAATAGACTTTGTTACTTTATCTCCTAAACCCCTAACCATAGTTTTAGCTACAGGGCCAGCAGCAGGAACTAAACCAGCCACTTCACCTGCAACCATAAGACCTGCTCTACCATAACTAGGATCATCTTTTTGTAGTTCTTCTTTAATATCTCTTGCAGTTGAAACTGTACTAATACCAGGAATTATGTCTGCAATAAACTCAGCAGCCTTTGTGGATAAAACATCTTTATCTTTATTTCTAGCTAAAAAGCTATCTTGAAAGTTAACTGCAGAAGGTGCTACTTCAACACGTTCTTCATCTGACATATCAGCTAAACTTTTTCTGTAGTCTCTAGCTTGGGCCATTCACTTCATCCCTAAGAAAGGTTAATCTACGTAGTGCAGCTATCTCACCTTGCGCCCGATACATACCTTCCATTGTACTTTCTTGTTCTAGCTTGCGCTGGGCTGTACTTATCTTAGCGTCAAGTGTTTCTAAAAAAGAATCCCACAAAGGTTTGTCGTTCACTAGTTTTTTTATTATCATGTTCCTGTAAAGCCTTGCTCACCTGGTGTTGGTACTGTGCCTGTACCTATGTTGCCACCTCCTGCTCCTGTGGTGTCCTGTACGCCTGTTCCAGCAGGGGGTGTAGCCTCACTAGGATTAGGCGGTGGTGGTGCGCCCTCTTGCGGTGCGCCCTCTGGGACTGGCGGTGGTGTAGTAAACTTTTTGAGTATCTCAGCTTGTATAGCTGCATCACTTAGAGAGTTAGTTACCTTGTCAGGGTCTAAGTCCATACTCTTAGCTATCTCACGTATGATGTAGTCTGACTTTACAAAAGGCATAAGTGCAGGATTAGCTGCTACACCCATGAATTGCATCAAGCGTTGTGAGCGTACTTCGTTAGCCATTAAGCTTTCTGTACCTTGTGCCTTAACTTCTAAGTCACCCTTTATCTCTTCATCAAAGTCAAACTGCATGTTAAACGAAAAGAAAGCCTTACCTATAGGTGCAAGCAAGTAGTCATCAACGTTCTTTACAACATTTCGTATAGAGCCGTTAGCTGCAGACATAAGCATACTGATACCAGAAGCAGTCCTTCCCACTCCGCTAACACCTGTTTGACCGTGTGCAAAACTTGGGAACCCTGTACTTTCATCAGCTAATACTCTCGCTTTATCAAATAGCTGCATGTTTTCACCAGCTACATTAGGAAACTTAGTGCCAAAGATGCCCTGTCCAGGTGCTCCACCCTGTCTTCTGAACACTTTGCCAGGATAAACGGATAGGTCTTGACCTGGTACTAAGTTAGTTTCATCAACTTCTATAATAAGATTACCACTTAGGGCTGCATTATCTATCGCCATACGCATAAACCCATTCATAAGGGTCTGTGTGTCATCCATATTTTCTGCTATACCTACCCCAAAGAAGCTGTAAGGGTTTAATTCGTATGGAGCAGCGTAATAAGGTATACGTGCTGGCTTAAAGGGGTTAAGCACTAAGCGCAGTACTTTACCGTTACATATCCAAGCATTAACGTTTACTTGCTCTGAGTTCTTTAACTCTTTAGGTATCTTAACGCCTTGCTCTTGTAGTATGTCTGTGTCTACGTAACCCCAAAACTCTAGTACTTCAAAGCGTTCAGGAGCAGAGCTATACGTAGCTTCGTCCTCCATGTCTTGCTCCCAATACTTCTTTTCGTAGGACTCACCCAAAGAGATAGCTTCATCTATGGATTCAGTCCTAAAGAAAGGTCTTGACTTTAAGCCACGCATTTGTGAGCGTGTCATGCGGTGACGCTCAACTACGTACTCAACGTCATCCATGTTGTAAGCATCAGGGTCAGGATAAAAGTTCCATATGGATACGTGACTAGTAGATGGTACAGTCTTTACTGTAGGGTTATACTCACCGTCATCACCCCAACTAGGATACTCTTTGTCAATGGCAAATGGCCCTTTCATCAGACCTGTACCAAAGAGTGCCATTTCAAATGCAGTGTGACGTAGTTGCTTGTTAGCACCACTCTCTTCTAGTTGGTCATGTATCTTTTTTTCCATCTTCTTAGCTGCCACCATAGCAGGATGGAATGTAACTGTATCTTGAGTAGTTCCTGGCCCTTCAATTACTTTGTCAGACACATCAGCTAGTTTGTCTTGTAGTGGCCCCATAAGCTTCATGCGGTCATACATAGTCTCACCAGGTTTGAGCTTTTCGTCAGGGTCAAACAAATAGCTTACGTTAGGCTTCGTACCAAACGCACTATTAAGTTGTTCTTGGGCTTCTTCTGCTTGGGGGTTTATACTTAGATGTAAGGACTCAGCTACACCTTCAGGTAGCGTAGTAGGGTTCACAGATAGTGGAAACCTTGAAGCACCAAATAGTACATCTACAATCTGACCATATGCAGCCAGTGTTTTAGTCTTAGTTACTTTAACGAATACGCGAGACTTCTCAGTTTCAGTAAAGCGTACATCTGATCCGTACAAACCTCTGTAGTTTCTGTAAGCTCTTAACCATCTACTTTCATCTGCGTATCTGGCATCCTCTGCACGTTTAAACCTAGATGTTACATAAGACACTACACCGTGTGCGTCTAACTCATCAGCGTCTTGAATAACTGAAACGTCATCTGTTTCAAATAGTTCGCCTGTGTTGTCTTCTATAGCCATATCTTTTAATACCCAAATGTTGCGTCAGAAGCTTGAAAGCCTGAACGTTGTGTGGCAGGGTTGAAATCCCATAAAGAACTTCTTGGTCTTGTCATTATACCATACCTTAATGCATCATACAAATGGTCTTCTGAGTTTGTATCAACATCTTCGTGGTTTCTTTTATCTAAAGGTATGCTAGGTAGTTGTGCTATTGTGTTGGTGCAGGAAGAAAAGAACACCAATCTTGGCTCATCAGTAAACTCATCCACCTGCAAACGGCGGTGAAGCTCATTTTTACCTGCAACCCTTGAACCTCTTGAACGGTCAGAGGGCCTCCACCTCAAACCTTTTGCGTTCATTTGTTCAGCCAAAGAAGGGCCAGTGTCACCACGTTTATGCCACAGGGAGCTATCTAACACGCCGTATCTTATACTGCCATCATTTTGTTCTACTTCTAGTATCATGTCAGCTAAGTCGGTAGCTGTAACTCTGGAACAATATAACTCTCTGTAAACTACAAGCTGCTCACTAGGTGCAACAGCTAACCACACAACGCCTGTGTGACTTCCGTAGCCGTAGTCGCAAGCCCTAAATCTAGCCCAGCCTTTAGGTATGTCGTATGGATCAACTACGTGTATAGCTCTGTTAAACTCAGGAAAGGCTGCTCCTTCATTTACATCCCAATTACCTTCTAGTAACTGCTTACGCTGGTGCTCTGGTAGTGAGAGAAGCATTGCTTCGTAGTCGCCACTCTCAGCTAAGTATGGGTTATCAAAAAGACTAGCAGGTATGAACCTTCGCTTGAACAGGGGTTCTCCAGCTTTACTATGCCCTGTTGGAAACTTCAGTACCTGACTAGTCTCAATGTCCGTTGCCCAGAATGGTGTATTAGGTTGTGCTGGATCAATGAACATCTTTTTTACCCAAGCGTGTCCAACGCCACCAGGGTTAGTTGTAGCCCTCATGTACAGGCCCAAATCTTTGTTTGCACTACGTAATCTTGAGCGCATGTAGTTCCACGCAAAAGGTGTATTCCACTGCGTCAACTCATCAAAAGCTACATAGTTAAACGCTTGTCCTTGGTAGCGCATAACGTCTGTTTCTCTGTCCAAGTACGACATCCAAAGTGTGCCGCCCCTTGGTGTAGTCCATTGGCTTTTACGCTCTGACCACTTGATGTTAGGTATAGCTTTAGGGTATAACTCTTGGCTTTTCTGTATGAGTTCCCTTAGTTCTTCTGTAGTGTGTCGTACAAGTAGCCCACTGAAGTCTGGGTTATTCATGTTACGCAGAGGATCAGCTAGTGTTGCGTAGCTCTTCCCACCTCCTGCTGCCCCACCATATAGTACCTCACGTTCAGATGACGCTAGATATTGCGTCTGTGGACCAGGGTTAGGTCTAAAAACGACATCTTGAGCAAGCTGTACGTCATACTCTGGGGGTTTAACTTGCGCTGGCTTGTTTGTAGATGTCGCTATCTTCTTCGTAGATGTAGGTTCCGATACGCTCTTTTTCAAGGATTTCAATTTGCCGTAACGCTTTTTTGAGCCTTTTGGCATACTGGTTTTTAATTGCAATAAGCCTTTTTCGCTTTCTTTCAACATCTATTCTCTTTTTCAGCCCATCAGTTGTTATATTTCTACCTGACTGAGTAGTAAGCCACGCAGACACTTGGGAGTAACTGTACTGCTTTATGTGCTTCTTGGCTTCTTCTAGTAGCTCTAACTCATTAGGTATTGGTTGTAGCCATTCATTATCATCTGGGTCTAGTTTATATCCGAAAGGTATGTACGGACTTACTCTAGGTATTCTTAACCAAAGCTTAACTTTAAAGGGTACACTAGGTAACATCCAGTATTCATACTTTAGCGGTCTTTCTTTACTAAGCTTCTGCATCATCACTATTCTTAGGTGGTAAGATAAACAAACCACCGCTTGACTCAACTGCTACTTTCTCAGTCTTAACTATTCCTGCCCTGTCAAGTATCTGACCTGCAGCTACCATCTTTTCTTTGATACCTAACTGTGTAGGATCAGTCAAAGCACTACCGTAAGCTACGGCAGCTTTAGGGCCAAGCCTAGACATATACGTTTTAGTAGCCTCAAATATCTCATCCTTCAAAGCATTAACTATAGATGTAGTAGGTGTGTTGTCGCTGTACCCTGCCAACTTCTTAGCTTGTACAGCGTCACCGCCAGCCTCTTCAAAGAGCACTTCTAAGAACTTAGTTTGCTTTTCGTTTAAGTTACGTGCCATTACTTCTTAGCTTTCTTTTTTATTCTACCACCTTTTCTAAAGTCACTTCTTACTTTACCACTAGGCATAGCAACTTCTAAAGAATCAGCAGCCATAGAAGAGGTTATTCTAGGGTTTA